CATATAGAGTATGGGCAGACCTACAATACCCAAAGTCTAACCATGCCATCATGTTGTTTTTACTTTGTACACTGGCTATACATGCAAATGTGCTTTTGAGCAAATTAACTACTACATAATCGGCATTCCAATATTCCGGATTCCTCCTTTCTGCAGGATTTATCATGGTTTGAAAAGACGGCAATACCTGTACCAGCTCAATGGCATCACGCATCTCTGTGGCTTCATTTGGAAAGTCAAATTCAAATATAGTAGTAGGACGATCCCCCCGCAATCGTGCTACCCTATCAACTAGATCTCTACTAGTAAAAATAAACATTTCGTTTTCTAGTTGAGCGAGGTGAGCAAACCGATCGAAATAAGTGTCAGTGGTACGATGTAAGTAACTAGGAAAACCTTTGTCTGGTGACCAATCGCCACGCCCTATATCAAAAAAAGCTGTCACAATTGTAATATCGTTTTCTTGTTCTGTCATGTTGATCCTCTATTTTCTACGCATCTCTTGTCGTAATGGATGGTTGTAATCCCTTGGCACATGTTTTATACTGAATTGCCAAGGTTCTAATTTGACATTAAATATATCAATGGCATATTGTAACACATTATTACCTTGTCGTAAACTATGTTTTTTAGCACACTCAATGGACAAAGTTGGAATTACTATCTCTTCTATAGGAGTGTAATCGAATATCTTATTTAACGAGCCTACATCAGTGTGTAATTTATTGTAGACATAGTCCTCAATAAAATCAAAAACAAACTTTGAATAAAAAGCCGCTTCTACTAATTGATAACGATAGGAATCGGGTATATGGTAATTATCAATTACATCTTTAAAGGTACCGAGCTCAATTATTTTATAATATCTTTGAGGTAATGGTTCTTCTAAGTTTTTATCTTTGTATGCAAAATCATAATGCTTGATGTAGTTGTAAAAACCATGTTTAATAAACAGCTCAGAAGTATGATGAAATTTCACATAATCAAAATCTTTAATATGCTGTTTGGCTAAGGTATATGCCTTGATATATGATTCAAGTTGGCTTTCATAACGATACCCCCGGCGTTGGTCTAGGTTTCTTCCTACAAAAACATTAGCTAGATCTAAAAATCTAGGTGCATCAAAATCAACAAATGAGCCGGCAATATTAAGAACAAAGTAGCAATCACTGTCGGCGTTAAACTTTGTAACATTGTTGATAGTGTCCATCAAACAATCATTGTTTTCATGAACAGGTATTATGAACAATAATCGAGGTTTATGATCTATCATACTTCTTTACCAAGGTTGATTTCCAAGCCGGAACCCTATCATATTGATGCACGATAACAAATTCATCCCCTTGGCTTGTATATACTCTATCATCTTTCCACAATGGCTCAGGCTCTAAGAGATTTGGTCTAAAATATGACATCTTAGTAGGGTCAGCCACTGTACCTGCTTGACAAGCCCAAGCCATTTCTTGATCAGCAAACAATACTACGTCACGATAAGGTTGAGTTTGAATTAACACATTAAACACAGCTTGATCCACAATGGGTATAGGACGTGATATGCTGTTGTAAAACAAATTAAAAAACAAATCTCGCATATATTCGGCTCGACCACCCAATGTTCCCACATTATAAATTGTATTCTGTTTGAACTTTTCGTAAACATACCCGCCATAGGTTTGACGCAGATTTTCATCACCCCAAGGTTCATCACAGTATCTAAGTGCTTCAGATCCTGCTACTAACTTTTTTTCTTGTAAGTTTTTTTCTAACCAACTGAAAGGATCTTTTTGAAATATTACATCCTTGACATCAGTACTAACTACAAGATTGAATTCATCGGGGTGCGTGCTAAGATAATTGTACATAGGCAAAAATCTTAGCACATGAATAGGAATTTGAGCGAACTGAGGCAAGTCTTCAATTTGCCATCCTAGGTTTTCTATGCGATTTCTAGTAGCGGTGTCAGTTTCTCCTATGACCATAACCTTGGCAGCGTCCGGTGCATTATCGGCAATGGACAAGAGATAAGGTTGTAATTGACTATATCGATATCCGGTAAAAGCACTGATAATTAGGTTCTTTTTCTCCATGGGAAGTTTCCGTTATATTTTTGTTCTTGTATTTTGTTTCCGTTATGGAAAAAATCCTCTGTAACAGAGCCAGCATTACCTGCAACACGATAATTCAAAGTATATTCTCCGGTGCAATCATATTTAGGTAACATATCTCGTATCACAGAATAAAATACACGATCTTGCCCCCACCCACCATGCCATACACTGGCAAGTGACAATACTAATTCTCGTTTAAGAAAATAACTATTTGTATCGATATGATTAACACCATGATAGCTTGGGTATTTGCCTAGACTTTCACAATTGTCTTGGCAGGCAAATCTGTTATGAGAATAGATATTTCTTAGGCTATAACACCATTGTAATGTTTTATCATTTATGGCATCCACACACGATACCACATGATTTGGTTCAAACCAGTTATCTTGATCTAAATAACAAAGGTAATCGGTGTTGACGAGATGAGTAAAAGCTGCGTAAATTCTATGTCCATAAAATCCATTAGCACCAACGTTTACAGGCAATAAAGCTATATGAATATCTTTTTTAAATTCATCTAATAATTCTAAGGCTTCAATTTTGCCACGGTTGCCGTCAATTACAACATAGCATTGGGTAGGATAAGTTTGTGCTAGTACACTAGCCACGGCTTGTTTGAGCGTGGCCGCACCGGTGGTTGGGATAATAACTGTGGCTGTCATTTTGTTAGTACAAAGTATCCTTCTTGTTGATAAAACCTAGATATAGAGTATCCAAATCTAGAAATAAAATCCAATGATAATCCAAATCGTGCTCGCTGGTCCCAATTACCACTTTCAAAGTCACCATCTTCATATAGTCTTAAATCATCAACTATGATAAGATCATTGCGATTTGGTCTAAAGCGGTTAATAATTTCTAATTCTTGTTCTAATGGGAATGTAAATTTAGTAACTGTTATTTCTCGTTCACCACCTTTGTCCCACCCAGGCAAATGTGCGTCTAAATAGAAAATGATACTATCTATATCGTCTAGTTGTGGTAATAAATCTGTAAGGAAAGTACAAGAATCTGCTTGCACTATTTGAAATTTGTCTTTGTATTTTTCTAAATTATTGTTACAAAAATCGATCATTTCTTGATCAATATCACAGCTATAGCATTTGTCGAAGCCAATCCCCAAAGCATATCCTAAAGACCACCCACGGAAACAACCAGTTTCAATGAATACCTTAGATGCTAACATTTCCTTTAATTGACCTAAAGGCAAACATTGGGTGCTAAAGGAAACCAAATTACCCATTTTTGTCGGCCTTGTTGTTTTCTAGGTAATCGCGAATAACACGAACTGCTTTACGGCTAGTGTCGTATACGTATTCCTTTGTTTCTTCTTCTGTAGTAACAACAAGAATGAAACCATTGGCAGCACGCCTAATTTCGATTGATTCAAACATAATTGATCCTCAAGGTTGTTAGAAGTCTAATTCTAACAGATTTTATTGACTTTGTCTATACACCTGCACGTTTTTGTCTACCCACGTCTGGCCGTTTTTGTCTTGCTCGTTCGGGTGCTCCGGGCGGCCTAATGTCTACTGGTTTTTTAGTAACAATTGTTGGAGCTGCTTTGGGCTTGGCCACAGGTTCTGTACCAGGTATTTTTTCACCTGAAGCAGTTCTTGTGGTTCCTTTAATTTCAGTTTGTGGATAAGCCATTCTACGTACATCTTTAATATTAGTTATGTAGGCCGTGCTGATATGTAATCTTAATCCTTGTGATATAAGGTCAGATGCCTTTCTAAAAAATATGAACATAGGTGGTTTTTTGTCTAATCCTATGTACAGTACACCTTCGTCCTTCTTTTTGTTAATATAGTAATTAAAGTTGGTTTCTGCGTAATTTTTTAATGTGTTACTAAGATCCCCATTGTTTATAGCATCAACGATAGGTTTTACATTTTCACCTTGAAAAATTTTACTGATTACTTCATCAACTAACCGGATATATTCGGGTTTCTTCTTAGGATCTAGGCCTTGACTGATAGTGACTGCGGTGGGCAAATTTAATCCACTACCTTTAACTATGTACCCTTGGTCACCTAGAAAGTTGTTAAGATTGATGGCCGCTTGTTCGTAACCTTGTCCCACTGTGACTTCTTGGTCGCTGAACCTAGCTGCACCAGCATCTGTTGTCTTGACTTCAATGTCTTTGCCATCAATCAACAAGTCGCCTTTACCCTCTTGTTTACTGATGTTTTTACTAAGCACACTGAGCCCAAATTCACCTTTGCCTTGGCCAAGAAATGATATACTCATCAAATCGTCAACTAATTCTTTAATGGCTGGATTAGTATCATAGCTAGTAATGATGTCACCTACTAGCAACTTGTTACCACTAAGAAGTTTTTTTCTATCTACTAATTTGTCTTCACGCCACAATTTAAATAATTCTTCCCGTTGTTCAGGAGTCATGTCTAAACTTAGTACATAACGAGCTATGAGTCTCTGTGCTGCTAGCACAGTAGGATCCTGTATCTTACCAAGTTCGGTGTTGATATAACCCATTTTACCACCCGCATGTACATGGCGTAAGAGATCCTCGATTTCTCGTAGTGTTTTTATACTTTCGTCGCTAGGTGGTAAAGTTTTTATTTTGGCAGCAAGAGCGTTCTTAACCGCGTCAACTTCCCTGCGATCGACATTTTCAAATATTTGTAGCAGATCTCGCATAATATACTATTTAGTTTGTAATGTTTCTATCAGGTCATGATGTAGTTTATTGCGAACTTTGATATATTCTAGCTCAAATTCATTACAGACAGCTTCAAGATTATCCAAACGATACTCAGCATAAAGGCCTAGTCTAATCACATTAGCTAGGCCATTTAAGTTATCTTTATGTTGCTGAATATCAACTACGTGACGACAACTACGACTAGTTTTAATAGCGTCCCATAAATCTAATAATTCTTGTGCTCGATGTTCAGTTGATGTCACACTGAGTAATCTTCCATGCCTGCGGTCTTTAGCCTAACTAAATGCCCTTGCATGAAGTTTTTGCTCTCTAGACCTTTGAGTATTCCCAGGTATTTATTGCGTAAGAGTGCAACTTCGTTAATAATTGTTTCATAATCAATTACTTCATCTTCACCATCTACGTACTTTTCTGCATCGCGGCTACTTAATGCTCTGTTATAGGTTTCTAAGTATTTTTGAAACCATTTACGGCGTATTTTGCGTAATTGAATATTGAGAAAGTTAAGCACCGCTTCGATCTCTTGTAATTGATTAAAGCGGTGCTCGGTGATTCCTGGAAGCTGACTAATGCTTTTTTCTACACTTCCACGTATTTGACATTCAATTCTAGCAGTTACTAATTCATTTTCGTAAAAGGCTATGAAACCGGGAATATTGGCTATGTCCTCTACTACCCTATTGTACCACATTATTCGTCATAATCTTCGTCGTATTCATCTTCACTGTCTCCGGCGTATTCTTTATAAGCACGACCCAGAGCAGCATCTGCACGACCAAGTTCTTGTAATTCTTGATCGCTTAGATAATCTACCATGACACTCATGAGATTATCGGCGGCTTCTTGACGATCCTTTTGCGGTATATACTGCTTGAGAATAGAATATACTTCTGTTAGAACTTCACTATCTATAGTCATTTTGTTTTCCTACATTTGAAGTTTTTAGATAGATTATGTACGATAGTTTCAACTCGGTCGATGTTATTTCTAGTTTCAACCTGCTCGCGTAATTCTGCTAAATTTTGATCTAATAACTCTATATACCTTAATAATTTATCTATCCTTGCTTCAAGAGTTTTAAATTGTTCCGGCATTATGCTGCTTCGGGTTCATCCTCCGAAGGCTCCTGTTTAGTAACCTGGTGTGGATTAGCTACAAAATCGGCCATAACCCTGTCCAGACTTGAATCATCATTGCGTTCCCAGGCCTTACGAAACTGCTTGATCACAGTGCCGTCTGCCAATGTGTATTTAAGACTGTTGCCATCTTTTTGTAGTAGACCCTTGCCTTCAAATAGATCAACCAGTCCACTATAAGGGTTCATTCCGGTCTCATAGGGGATTTTGACCTGCACCGACTCGAACGGCTTGGCATAGCGTGTTTTCATAATCTTACAAGCTGAACGAATACCTTTGACTTCCGAAATCTTGTTGCCGTCCTCGTCCTCTTTTAGTTTGAGTTTACGCATGGCTACCACAATACTAGACGCATAGATAAAACCTTGCCCACCTGAGATTTTGTCATCTGGGTCAAACATGTCTTGGCTGGCATAGGTATGGTTAGTTGCTACCAAGCCAATGTTCAACGAACCAAACATATTCACACAATTACGAACCAGTGCTGTAAGTGCTTTGGGTTTACGACCCAAGTCACCTTTAAGGTCGCCAGCATCAAATTGATTCACATCAGTGGGAGTCAACAACATACCCAAACTGTCTAACACAAACAAAACTTTTGGACGGGACTCTTCGGGTATAGTCTTGTATTCTTTTACAAACTCTGAAATCATTTTAGCCACATCATCAATCATGGCCATATTCAATTTTAGTAATTTGCCTTCACTTGTATCCACACCTAGTGCCTTAAGCCAATCTTCGTCTAAGGCATTTTCTGTGTCAATTAAGATAGGATAGATATCCGCTTGCTGAGCGTGCCTGATCAAGTTACCCGAACAGATAAAACTCTTACCTGCACCTGATTCTCCGGCAAATACTGTTACTTTACCAAGAGGCACACCACGGTTAAAACTGCCGGAAATGAGATAGTTTAAGGCGTAATTTCCGGTGGAAATCCAGTCTGTAGGGTCGTTAAAACCAATACTAACGCCTTCAATGCTCTTAGTTATGCTTTTGCGAAATTTACTCAAGTCAAACGGTTTTGCCATTATTTGACTCCTTTTACATGTTCTCTAGGCTGAACTACGATTTCAGTCCTACCAATGGCTTGTAGCCAAGTATTCAGTCTGTGTATGATGGTGCTATCATCACGTGGGTTATCAAAATTAATATTACAGTCCATGACTGTATCGCCGCTGCCGTCTTCGCGGCTGGAGAAATTTAGAGAAAAGTTCTCATTTATCTTTATAGATTTTGCCATTATGTACTCCTAGTAGATGGGTGGACAAGGGCCTGCCCTTGTCCATT